ATGTAGTTAAACAAGGTCCTTTATGTTACGGAGACAAAGAAAAATATGGCGAAAAGAAATGGTGCGAAGAGAAACAATGGGTTCTTATTGGCCGTTATTCAGGAGCCAGATTTAAGTTGGACGATGGCGCCGAGGTCCGAATAATTAATGATGACGAGGTTATCGCCACAATCTTGAATCCAGATGATATACTGAGCGTGTAATTATGACAGAAAATGCAAACCAGGCCGAAGAACAAGAAATCGAAATAAGCGTCGAAGAAGATGCTGTTGTAGAAAACCAAGCTAATCCTGATGATGAATTAGAAAACTATACTAAGTCGGTTTCTAAAAGAATTAACAAGCTGAACGCTAAAACACGGGCAGCTGAAGAAAGAGCGCAAATGGCAGAGCAAATAGCTCAACAGCGCGAGGCCGAGATTCTGGCCCTAAGAAACCATTCCTACACACAAGCGGGCGCAGTGCTTCAACAAGAAGAAGAAGCGATTGCGGCTAAAGAGCAACAAGCAGACGACCTGTACAAAAAGGCTGTGCAATCAGGCAATGCTGATTTAATGAGCAAGGCAGACACTTTAAAAAGTGATCTAAGCATTCAAAAAGAAAAACATAGGCTTGCAAAAAACAGACAAGACCAACAGACAGCTCAATACCAACAACAATTACAAAGCCAGCCAGCGCAGCAACAAGCTCAGCCTGTTGTAGAGCCTACTTCGGAGGCTTTGTCTTGGTATGAAAATAACAAATGGTACGGAGATGCAGAGGACCAAGGTAACTTGGAAGCTACTCAATACGCATACTTCCAACATTATAATCTTATTAATGAAGGCCATGAGCCAGACTCAGATGAGTATTACGAAGAGCTGAACAATAGAATTTATAAAGTTTACCCACATTTGCAAAACGCAAATGTTGAAAGTAAAGACGCGCAAGTAGAAGCCAAACCCTCTGTGCAAAGAGTTGCTTCTGCCACTGTAGGTAGTGGTCGTCAAAAAACACAAGGCAAAAAAAATGGCGTGACGTTTTCTAAGTCAGAAGTAGAGCGCCTTAGAGGGCTAAAACCTCATAACATGAGCGAAGAAGCTTGGTTAAAAAAGGTTGCAGCTGAAAAGCAACGCATAGCATCTAGGGAGGCAATGTAATGACTGAAGAAAAAAAAGGGAACGCAAATAGAAACTCTCGTGAATCCGAGGCACACGATAAACAAACTCGTAGAAAACCATGGCGACCAGTTAGAAGGTTAGAAACGCCGCCGGCTCCTCCAGGGTATACATACCGCTGGATTAGGGAGTCAATGTTGGGACAAGAAGATCGCGCGAACGTCAGTAGACGCATAAGAGAAGGTTGGGAACTCGTTAGAGGTACAGATCTTCCTAGTGATTGGGACCTACCAACAGCGGACGAACATAGCCGACACGCTGGTATCGTTTATAATGAAGGATTACTTCTTGCAAAAATACCTAATGAGACTGTACAAGAGCGACGCGACTACTACCAAGGTAAGAGTCAAGACGCTGTAGATGCGTTAGACAATACAATGTTTAATGAAACTAGAAAAGACGGTCGATATGTTAAGTATGATCCCCAAAGGGATTCAAGGGTATCTTTCGGCAAAAAATAACCGTACAGAAATGTACATAATCATTTAGGAGACTAAAAATGGCGAATAAAGACGCTTCTTTTGGACTAAAACCTGTAAAAATGATTGGTGGTGCTCCGTATAATGGCGGGCAGTCACGTTATAGAATTGCTGCAAACTATGGCACGAGTATTTTCCAAGGCGACTTGGTAGCTCAAGTAACTGGCGGAGGTGTAGAAATACACGCTGTTAGCGGCACTGTGCCCATAATTGGAGTATTTAACGGCTGCGAGTATACAGACCCAACAACAGGCGAACAGGTATTTAGTAACTACTATCCAGCTTCTACGAATGCTTCAGATATTATTGCCCATGTCATTGATGACCCTATGGTCGTTTTTGAGATCCAGGCAGATGAAGCTTTCCCTGTAGCGGATTTACTAGGTAACTTCGATGTTATCAAAACTAACTCTGGCTCTACCAAAACTGGTATTTCCGGAGATGAGGTTGATGTATCTACGGGTGCAACAACACAAACTTTACCCCTGAAAGTAATTGATATTTCTCAGGATCCCAATAACCAAGACGTAGGATCGTCCAATACTAATGTGTACTGTGTTATACAGAACCATGCGTTTGGATTGAAAGCTGCGGGTCTAGCATAAGGAGTTAATTAAATGGCTATTTCAAGAGCACAATTAGCGAAGGAGCTAGAACCAGGTCTAAACAGTTTGTTCGGTATGTCATACGATGAGTATACAAACGAATACGCTGAGATCTTTGCCCAAGAAGACTCACAAAGAGCCTTTGAGGAAGAAGTTTTAATTACAGGCTTCGGCGGCGCTCCTACAAAAACTGAAGGTGGTTCGGTTGATTTCGACCAGGCTACTGAAAGTTACACTAGCAGATACACGCACGATACTGTCGCGCTTGCATTTGCTTTAACAGAAGAGGCTGTAGAGGATAACCTTTACGACTCTTTAGGTAAAAGGTATACAAAAGCATTAGCGAAATCGATGGCTAACACCAAAGAAGTCAAAGGTGCTGACGTACTCAACAACGCATTCTCTTCCGATCATACAGGTGGCGATGGCGTATCTCTTATTAACACTGCGCACGTCCTAGCGGGCGGTGGCACAGCTGCTAACAGAGCTACATCAATGGCTGACTTGAATGAGACATCATTAGAAGATGCTTTGATTGATATTGCTACTTTTACAGATGACCGTGGATTGACGATTTCTGTCCAGGCAGACAAGCTTGTGGTACCACCACAGCTGGTTTTTGTTGCTGACAGGATCTTAAACTCACAGGGAAGATCAGGGTCTGCTGATAATGACTTAAACGCAATTAAGAACACTGGTGTTCTTTCTGGCGGTTACACAGTTAATCATTATCTAACTGATCCAGATGCTTTCTTCCTTCTGACTTCTGTAACATCCCAGGGCGAAGGCCTCAAGATGTTCCAAAGAAGCCCGATGGAGACATCTATGGAGCCTGACTTCACGACTGGTAACATCCGTTACAAAGCTCGTGAGCGTTACAGCTTCGGCTTTAGTGACTGGAGAGGAATCTACGGTTCACAAGGTGCATAACGAGTAGCAGCGTTAACTGTTATAGAAAGGGACCTTCGGGTCCCTTTTTTTATGCCTAAATTAATTAACATATATTTGTATAAAAACTTGCACATAACGACACGATATGTATAATAGAGGAGTAAGTTAATTAAACAGGAGAAAGAGATGGGTATTCATGTGAACATTTATCAACAAGCAAGAGAAGAGGACACTTTTCTGGGCAAAAATGACTGCACTATGGGCGGTGAGTCTAGTTACGCAAAGGGATTTACTGTGGTAAACGCAGAGGGGCCTTTTGAAGCGTGCGAAGACTATCCGGCTGCTGAGCTTGTAATGGCAGAGGTTGGTGGAGGTAGAAAAATCCTTAGATTGATACCGGTTTCTAAAAAAGAAAAATGGACTATGTTTGGCGGCAACTACGCCTCTACTTCTGACTCAAGATTTTCAGAGCTTTGCGAAAAATTACTTGGTGCAACTTTTTATGGTGCGGTTGCGGTTCACGATAGAGTAGAAGGATAGGAGAAATCTAATGGATTTGAACTTAGATTGGTCAAAAGGTGAAAAGCAGTCTGACGGTCGGCTGCTTAAAACCGCCAAGCCTACGCCTGAATTTTGGGCGTTATGGAAAGTCAAAAAGGCAGCCATCAAAAAAGCTGGTTATACAGTCAGCAAGATTGATGACGCCTGGCTAGTTACACACATGGTTGATGACAATGCTGCGATCGAAGATTCAGTGGCCACAAACTCAGATATGCAAATACCTGTACCCGCCGGCCTTGAATATCTTCCTTATCAAAAAGCCGGTATTGCTTATGCGGCTGGCCGCAAAAACACATTGTTTGGTGATGAAATGGGTTTGGGTAAAACGATTCAGGCAATTGGTACTATCAACATAACCAATCCCAAGACGGTCTTAGTCGTTTGCCCAGCTTCTTTGAAATTGAACTGGAAGAACGAAATGGTTAAATGGCTTGTATCTGAGCGCACAATTGACGTGGTAAACGGCGGTGGTGAGCAAATACCGTCTAATCCTGACGTGGTTATTATCAACTACGACGTGCTCACTAAGCACGCTAAAGCGTTACAGTCTAGGACCTGGGACATGGTTATTATGGATGAGGTACACAAGATCAAGAATCCTAAAGCCAAACGCACGGTTGTTGCTGTTAGCATAAAGGCCAAGCGTAAAGTGTTACTTACGGGAACACCCATAACCAACAGGCCCATAGAGCTACAGCCAATAGCTGGTTACTTAGATCCTGAAAGTTTTGGTAACTACTTTTATTTTGGAAAGAAATATGCGGGTGCTTACAAGGGCAAGTTTGGCTGGGACTTTAGCGGATCTTCTAACTTGGATGAGCTACAAAGAAGGTTGCGTCAGTCTTTTATGATTAGAAGAAAAAAAGACGAGGTGCTCAAAGATCTGCCAGCTAAAGTGCGCCAGGTTATTGTGTTGCCAAGTAAGGGTTACACTCAGGAACTAACCAAAGAGTTTGATGCTTTGTCTGACGCGGTTGAAGAAACCAGCTTTGAAGAGGTGTCATTTGAAAAAATGTCTGAGGTTAGGCATGAAATGGCTTTGGCTAAAGTAAACGATGTAGTGGATCATTTGATAGACCTAGAGCACCAGGTTGTAGTTATGGCTCACCACAAAGATGTTGTCCAGGGTATTAAAGAAGGGTTAGAGGCAGTAGGTAAAACAGTAGTTACTTTGACTGGCGATTGTAACCAAGCTCATAGACAAAACTCTGTGGATACGTTTCAGGCTGGTAAAGCAGATGTCTTTATAGGCACGATCGGAGCTGCGGGTGTTGGCATTACGCTTACAAAAGCAAGCCATGTAGTTTTTGCAGAGTTAGATTGGGTGCCAGGCAATATGAGCCAAGCAGAAGACCGCTGCCATAGAATTGGCCAAGAAGACTCTGTGTTGGTACAGCACTTGGTTGTTGACGGATCTATTGACGCTAGGATGGCTGAAGCACTGGTAGGCAAGCAAAAGGTGCTGGATAAAGCTCTTGATAATGTGCAAGTGTTAGATCAAAGCATTTCAT